TTCCCGCCCCTTCACCTTTGACTTTCATTTTTTGAAATTCTTGTAATGTATCATTAATAACGACAACCAAATCGTTAATGCAATTAGAATATAATTCACTACCCAAATCACTATTTTCATAAACGCTTGCGAAGTGTTCCTTTAAAGCGTCTAAATCCATATTGTTAATAGCGCCCACTAATTGTTCGTTGAACGTGAATTCCGTTTCAACTATTTTTAAAAGTTGTTCGTCATTTAACGCTGATATCAATTTCATTGGGTCTTGCAAATCTTCAACGTTCTTAACATTCATTTTTTTAATTTCTTTAACTGCGATATTTTGTATCGCGCGGTCCTTTTCTTTTACAACGTCCAAAACACTTTGTGTTAATGGTTCGTCAATCTTAACACCGTATTTTTTTTCAAACGCTTTGTTTGTTTTAATTGTCGGTGTTTTTTGTTGTTTTAATGTTTTAAATTCAATTGCCATTATTTTCTCCTTAAATTAAATTATTATTTTGTGTTTACAATTGTTGAGTTTACTGGCATATTTTCCGCTACAAAATATCCTAATACAATTTTATAATTTTTCATAGTGTCAAATGCACCATTAATTGTTGCTACGTTTCCACTTTGCACTGTAGCACTTCCGATTAATTCGTCTAATGCATTATCAAATACTTGAACGTAAACGTCTTGATTGATAGCGATATTGTCATTGTTTGTTAATGTTGGCGTTACTGTTAATGTAGTTTTAGTGACATTAATATCGCTTGCTTTAATTGTTGGTGATTTTAATCCAGGTGGAGTTCCGTAATCTTTTGGCACTACATAATTTTTAATAATTGGATTTAACCAGTTTTGGAACTCCATTTCAAACGCTAATTCGTCGTCGCTCCAATTTTGTAAAATTTCGTTAGGTAATTTACTAGCGATTAAGTTTACGTATTGAACGTCACGTTTTAAGTTTTTACCTTCCGCACGAATAGTAGCGAAGAACCCACCATTCATATATGATTTAATAATATCACCATTCGCCATTTGTAATGCGTCTTCGGCGTAGATACTACCTAATCTATTCCATAATTTAGAATTTAAATCTGGTTTAATACTAATTTTTAAAGTTTCTTTAATTGTGTTGTTAACAGCACCTTCACGAGAGTTACCACTAATTGTTTGATCATCCATTGATCCTTCGATAATATTTTCCCCAATTTCCGTGATATCAAAATCAACACCTGATTTAAACCAAGTAATGTTTTCGTATTTACATTGTGGTTCGTCTCCGATACCTAAAAATACAGTAATTTTTTGAGTACTTGAAGTCGTTAAACATTTTTGATATTCTAATAAATTATCAAGTCCGTAATTTTCTTTTGCCATTTGCTTCCTTTCTATTGCACCGCTTTAAGATATAGCGTTACATTATATTTTGATTTTTTTTCTGATTGTTCTATTAAATCAATATCAACGATTTTTCCGACAATACGCGTACCTTGTAATTCCTTATCGTGTGTTAATACTGGTATACCATTAACGTGATATTCGTTATTGTCTTTATCAATTAACGTATTTAATGAATTAACACTATTAAGCATTTCATACATTTTTTTAATTTTGGAATTGTCGGGCGTCATTTTACTTTGAGTCACTGTTAAAATAACGTTGACGTTTTTATAATTATTATTTAATAATAAAATTTCGGGTGGTATAAATATGTTATTGATTAGTCCCGGAGTATCAGGATCACTAAACGTAATACCGCACCCCTGATAAAAATGCTTAAAGAATTTTATCATTGTTTTATCAATTTGTATCATTGTAAACTCCAATCAAATTTACCTTTTAATTCTTCACTTGCACGATTAAACCAAAACACCTTATTAGTATTTTTACCCGCTGGTACAAGTATCTTGTGTCCGTATCCAGCATACGCTTTATATGTTTTATTCGCTTTACGTCTTGCATAACGTCCACGCGTCGGGTCGTTAGTTTTAGCACCATAATTATTGCTTGATAATGCATATTCCATTTTACTAACTTTCGTTGCTTTACAACTAGTCATAGTTTTACCAGTTGCAACGGGTACATATTTAGCACGTGCAATTTGATTAGTTTTATCTGTAAATTGTTTTAATTTAACGTCAACTTTCTTATTAAAATTATCAATATTTAAAAATGTTTTGCTTTCCATTTTATAAAATAATTAATCCATTGTTTTTTAATTTTAAATAAACCGCTAACTCAAGTTTGCGTAAATCTTCGCCGTAATCAGCAGTAGTATAATAATATGTTAATTCAAAAATATACTCTATGATATCCAATTCCTTTGTACGCACACATACACATTTATTAAAATTATCGTCACCTATCCAATTGCGTATCTTTTCTTTTGCCAAATGCATTTGTGTCATTATTTGTGGAATTTCACACGTCGTTTCATATCCGAAGTGATCTAAAACATATGTTCGGTAATCGTCAATATAATTTATTACTTTCATTTTTTGTCCTTAAAAAAAAATACGAGCGGGTATTATTTACCCTACCCGTAAATTAAATTATTATTTAGATTGAGTTGCTTTTGCTTTTGGATGAGCGTGTTCACCTTCGATATGTGCTTCAAAAGCAGGCGTCATACCTTTACCATAACAAAATGCGCTAGTGTTAAATAAGTTAGCACCAATGAACGCACCAGTTACTACACGATAATATGGTTTGATTGCTGTTGGGTCGCTTCCTAACGGCTGGAATACTAATTGTGTTTGAGTTTCACAATACACTTTATAAAGTGCGTCGTCTTTACTTAATCCGATAATATCAATGTATTCGTGTTGGTTGTCGTCACTACGTACTTTACCGTTATTCATTAATTTACCTTCAAGACGTACTACGTCACCAATTCCGAATGTATCAATTATGTAACCTTCGATACTATCAAATCCTAATGCACGTAAACTTGTTCCTGTTGCTTGTGCAAATCCATTTGTTGATACGTTTGTAATTTCAAAACTTAATTTTTGTAGTAATTGTGGTGTTACAAATAGTACGATGTCGCGTGGGTCTTCAACTCCGTTTACTAATAGAGTTTCAACAATTTGCCCTACAACTTGTAATGCGCTTTGTTCAATTTGTAAACCTGTTTTATCTACCGCTTGCCCTTTTAATTTTTCAATTGCTTTAATAATTTTTGAGTCAGCCATTGCAGTAGATACAGCATATAATGTAGCGTCGTTGATTTGTGGTTCCCATACTCCGCTAATTCCGTTAAAACAAGCAGGAATTCTTAAGTTTTTTGCTAATGGAGTATCAGCAGTTACAGTAGCGCTCATTGTTTCTAAACATTCTTGGTCTACTGAACCACAACCACCAATGTTAGTGTCTCCGATTTCAATGTTTTTTAATTTGTAAAATGTAGATGTTTGAACGTTAGGGTTTTGGTCATTTGTGTTAAACATACGATTAATATCTACACGTTCATTTGCCATTTGGTCTAATAATCCACCAAAATAATTTAAATCTGTTGCCATATATTTATTTCCTTTCCTTTATATGTTTTTGTTTTGCTTTATCTTTTATTTGCGAAATTTATCTAAGATACGTTGCGCTTCACTTTTTAATTGCGCTTCGTTTGCTGTATCTAATGTATCATTTTGAACGTCTTCTTTTTGTTCAACAACGATATCCGTTTTTTTAAAGTTTTTAAGTGTTTCTTCATTAAACATTGATACGTCCGCATTACTATTTATTAATGTATCAACAATAATAGGATCAACATTTAACGCTTTCGCTCTATTTTTAAAACTTTCAATCTCGCTCATTTTTTTATTTTCCGCATTTAAATTTTCTAAATTATTAATGCGTTGAGTTAGTTCATTTATTATTGCGTCGCTCGCTTCATTATTCGCTTGTGCTAATTCGTCAACTTTCACTTGCGAAATTTCATTTGCTCGCTCTTCAACTTTTGCACGTTCTTTATCACGTACTGTTTTAGCAACTTTTCCAACTTCGTTATTGAATTCGTTTTCGATTGCATTGTAATCAATTTCGTTGATATTCAATTCTCCGTTTTCATTTGCCATATTTCCTAATAATGTTTTTATATCCATTATCGTCTCCTTATTTTTAACCGTGTAAGTAACACGTAATTTTTAATCCGTTGTTTACGGCACAACGTTAACCTAAGTTAATTATAGCGCATTAATTTTATTTTGTCAAGTCTTTTAGATTTTTTTCAAAATTAGTGCGCAAGTTTTTATTCGGTATTTTTTTATCTTCAAAAAGTTGACTGTAATCCTTAGCGTCTTGTGGAATTAGAACACAACGACATCGTTCGTGCATTGGTGGTGTTTTTTCAAGTTCATTTAATAGATAAATTTTACCATAGTACTCACGACACGTCGGACACATTTTATTTGGCATTGTGTTATCCCATTTCACTAATTGAACACCATTATCTTTATAAATTGTTTTAATGTTTTCCCAAAATAAACTACGCATATTATAAACTAATGCAATTACTAAATAATCCGATAAATTATATTTACGTTTACCGCTTTCACTTTTGACTTGTTTTTGATATTTATTTAAACTATCATATTGATATTTTAAACTATTGAGTTTTGTTTGTGCTAATACAACATTTACATTCACTAATATATCATAAACGCTTTTATTGTCTTGCTCTAATTTATTTAATAATCTTTTAAAATTAAATTCGCCGTATCTATAAGAATATTCAGTTAATAAATTAAGAACATTATCATTTAATGCTACGTCCGTTTGTTTTTTGATATTTAAATAAACGTTATAATAATAATCTATCATTTCATTTATTTTATTTTTAAAGAGTTCGTACAACTCGTCGTAAACTTTCTCATTTGTATATAAATATAATTCGTTAGCAATTTCTAAATCAAATGTTTTTGCTGTAACATCAATTTGTTTTTTACTTTCTTTAACTAAGCTATCAAATATATTATCTAACGTCTTGTGATCCAAAAGCGCTAAACATTGTAATCTAAAATCATTATAACTTAAAATAGTTTGATTATCTACATTAGTATAAACATAATCAGTAACTTTATATTGGAATTCATAAAATAATTTACGTGTTTTATTTTCAAGTTTAACAATTCCATTATCATATGTATACATTATAACTCGGCGTCTCCGTATCCACTATCAATTAGTCCAGTATTATAAGCGTAGTCGTATTCGTCTTTCGTTAGTTTCTTGTTATTTTCAATTTTAACTAAACATACTTCATGAAGTTTTTGTTCACTTGTTAAATTAGTGTTTACCATTTCAACAACACGTTCAACGCTCATACAACCAGAAGCTAACGCTTTTTGCCCCATTTCAATTAGTGTTAATTTATCATTGTTTTTATATGGTGCAATTGTTAACTTAATATTTAATTGTTCGCTAAATTGATTTAATAATAAATTAATTGCTTCATTTATTTTTGTTTTTAAATCATTAATTGTATTAATAGCTGTAATTGTTCTTGTTCTAATTTCCGTTGCGGTCGTTTGAGTAGTTTCCATTCCGATTGTTAATTTATCTAACATTAAATTACTAGCAATAATATCAGTATTGATTTCTAACATTTCTTTAAATTTATCGCTTCGCATTTCTCCACTAACGACTTCCCAAAATGGTTTATCATCTCCGAGCTGCGCCATTTCCGGAGTATCAATATGTCTATAAACTAAACGTCCATATTGATAACCACTATTCGTATAAGTAGCGTCGCTAAATATTTGTTGTGTTCCTGTTAAGATTTCTTTATTCATTGCACTGATTATATAACTACGCGATAAGATAGTTTCAAGAACACCTTCGCTTATTAAATTATAATCACAACTCACTTTATAAATAGATTTAAAATTAACGTTGTGATCCTGAGTATCACTCAATTCCCATTCGTTTTTATTGTTTCGTTTATACGTAGCGATTTTATCTTCGTGATATTCTTTAACAATCGGTTTGTTGTTTTCAAATAATAATAAAGTGGTTTTATCTTTGTACTCAAAAACTTGCCAAGGATTAAATAATTTTACGTCAATAATATTATCGTATTTATCAGTATCAAATAATACAAAACATTTATTATATAGTAAACATTTACCCGCAATATTACATAACATTTTATCATTCAATAATAATGTTTTTGTTTTCCCATTGATGCTAATATTAATATCGTTTCGTTCTTCACCATTAATTGTTAAAGTGTAATCGTCCATTACATTACTAACAACACGTTTGATAATATTATTTAAAATGTTTGTTTTAAATTCTTCAGTAAAGAATTCTCCGTTCTCTTGCAACACGTCATAGATAACACAATTTCTTTTGTCGCTTTCATTAAACTTAACAAAGTCTCCAAATAAATTATTGTAAATATCAAATGTATTACTTTTCTTTAATGCTTGCTTAATTACTGAACTACTCGTTACCGCTTCAACATTATTAAAATAATTATTAGGTAATCCTTCAAAATTAAATGTTTTATTTTTTTTACTAAATAATCCCATATTACTTTTCCTTTCTAAAATCAATTAAACGACTACACGCCATTATATCACAATTCAATTGATCCTTCACATAATCAAAAATGTAATCGTCCCATTGTGATAAATTATTAAAACTTTCGCATATTAATTTTTTAGTTTCATCAGTTGTTAAATTATGTTCTTCTGATAATTTATTTATTATTTTTCTTTTCACTTCCATAATAGAAACCCAACCGTTTTCTAACTTTTGGATTTCTAATATAGTTTGTTTTGTATATTCGTAAATATCTATTTCCATTCTTTTCCTTTCAATATAATTTTTTGGTTTGCTAATGTAAAATATAAAAATGTATCTAGTGCGTGCGTATGATAAGCGTTATCGTTTGTGCTTTCTTTTGATTTATCAACTAATGGTTTATCGTGCTTATCAAATATCAATGTTGCGTTTGTTAATTGCTCATAAAAAATATTGTTATGTTTATTACGCACTATTTTAAAACTACGCTCCATTATTAATTTGTTAGACAGATAATAACTTAACGCTCTATCTTTTAATTTCCCGATTGATTGTGCTTTAACTCCGATTTTTTTTAATTCCATTGTAAACGGAAGTCCGTCTGTAATAACTTTACTTGGATTAACGTCTAAATTAAAATTAGTTTGTAAATCAATAATCCAATTTTTAAATTTATCGGCGTACTCACTTGGCGAATATCTTTTCCCGTCGTCTTTGCTACTATGGTAAAAACAATCAATTAAATGAACGTCACCATTTGCTGTAATTCCATATAAACAAAATGTAGTAGCGTTGACGGTCGCTTCGTCGGTAAATATTTGATAATCAATGTACTCGTCTAGATCACACCATATATCACTTTCGCTAAATTCATATGCTAACCCTTCCATTCCTACGCTCTCGCCTAAAATGGAATGTTGATACTCACGCTTATTATTTTCACGCAAACTATCTATATATTTTATTTGTCGGTCGTTAATCCATTTGACAGGTAAATCGTAAACGGTCGTATGCAATACTAACGCGTTTTCGTTTTGTTCCATTTCTTTATATCGCTTATAAATTGAGTGCGTTTTATTCATTGGTGGGTTCGATATTTCTATTATTTGAAGATATTTATTTTTACCACGAACAAATCCATTGATAATATTATTGATACGTTGATAATCTTCCGTCGCACCTAATTCATCAAAAATTAAAAAACGAAATCCGTCGGGTTTAGTTGAAGCATAACCTTTTGAAATATCTAAGTTAACACTTTTCTTTGAAGCATCAAGTCCACCGAAAATAATTAAACTACCATTAGTCAATTCAATTTGATTAACACTCCCGCTTACTTTATGTATCACACCTAATCTATTTAAAACGTCTGATACTTGTGCTATTACTTTGTGCCGCATCCCGCTTTGTTGTGGAACGAACACGAACGCGTCTTGTGGTTTTTGTGATAGCACTATTCCAACTAACGTATAAATCGTATCACCTTTCGCACTACCACGTCCACCTTTAAGAATAATATTACTTTTTTTATTTTCTAAAATTGCGTCAACTACTTGTTTATAAATCGGTGCAATTAAATCACCGTAAAGTTTAATCATAAGGAATACACTCCTTTAATAATCGTTTACGCATTTTCTTATTAAGCGGATAAGCATATTTATATTTACCTTTATCTTTTGCAATATAAGCATCGGCGCTTATGTGATCCTTAGCGAATTGTAATTGATTAGAATATTGTTTCTTATTATTCTTATTCCAATTTTGCATTTGTCCGTAGATTGTTTTCTTGTGCGTTTTAATTCCATTAACGTAATAATAATCTTGCCCGTTTATTTTTTCCAGTAACAACCAATTAGTAGCACGATAAATAATTCCTTTGTGTCCTTGAGTAATATCCGCATAACTAATTAGTAATTGCAAATCAGGTAAACGTTTTTTCAACTCTTTAATTGCTATTGATAAAAAATGTGACACTTGTTCATTATGATTATTAAATGCTACTCGCGTTAATTCTAATACTCCGCTTTCATCTGTTTTTAAATTCCAACGCTTACCCATATTATAATTAGCACCACCGCTAAAAATAATTGTTCCAATAAAATTATCATCTTCATAAAATCCTAATGCGTAAAGTTTACCACTCGGACAACATTTTGAATAATGCCATTTCTTACACGCATATTCACATACTTTTCTATCAACCCAACCATAACGAATATTACTTTTCAAAACAATAACCACATTTCGGACATACGCATTTATTATCAGGAACTTTATCTTCAATATTATTATCTACTTCGTTTAATTCTTCTTCACTTAAAAAATCAAATTCTAAATCTTCGTTTATGTTTGTGATCTTAAAATCAAAAAACTCGTAATCAAAATTCGGTAAATCTAATAATTCTAATTCCAACGCTTTTTTAGAATAATCACTGTTAATATTTATTTTATTATCTAATAATCTATATTCTTTTATTTTATCTTCGCTTAGATTATCAACGATAACAACTTCAACTTCTTTATAATTTAATTCATTTAATGCTTGATATCTTCCGTGACCCGCAATAATATTATAATCACTATCAACAATTACAGGCGCTATGTATCCATAATCATTAATACTTTTCTTTAATTGCTCTATCTGTTTGTTCGGGTGCAACTTCGCATTATTTAAATATGGTTTTAATTCTTCAATCTTAATTGTTTTAGTTTTCATTCATTACTCCTTAACTACATCACTTAACAATTCTATATCATCACTATCATTATTAATGATACTAACATTTTGCGTGCTATCTATTTTTTGTTCTACTTTATCACTCCAACCGAGTTTATTCGCCATTACATATTTAAGCATCGGAACATTATCTTTATTAAGTGCTAAGTCAAATGCTTTGTTGTATAGCAATAAATACATATCATTCTTAGCTTGCTCTATTAATTCTCGGTTAGTACGTTCAGGATCAACTCTACTTGGTTTTTTTTTCCAATTATAAAATTGGTGTTCGCTCATTCCATACTTGCGCATTACTTCAACATCTGTACAACCCATGCGATAAAGTTGTAAAACTTTTTGCAATTCGTCATTAGTAAAATCAAAACTTTTTTTAGATTTGTCTTTTACTTTATCTTTGTCTACTTTTTGTAAATTTACTTTAATATTGTTCAATACGCTCCTTTCAGTTAAATTTTAATTATATATATAATATATAATAAAATAAACGTATAAATTAATTCTAATTTTATTATAACACTAATAAATATAAATATCAATATAAATTTATAATATAATATATAATATAATACCTTCAACCACCAACCACCAAATATTATAATACTTTTATTGACACTTGTCAACTAAAAAATAAATTAAATAAAAAAACGCCGAGTAATAAATACCCGACGTATGCTTTAGGAGATATACAATAAAAGAATTATTGTTATGAAGTATCATTTGTAATATAGTCAAATCACACTAAAATCACTAAAACTATATTACGTAAATTATTATAGCATAACTTTGTTTTATTGTCAACCCTAAAACTAAAAGTGTTAAATAGTGTTATAATAACCCACTTGTATCATAGCGGGAAACGTTATTTTGTATCATTGTAAACTCGTTGTCTGATACAATTTTATTATACCATTAAATAATGATATTTTTGTAAAAATTATCTTTGATAATAAAATAACCTTTACTACCTTCTTTAATACCTAAACTCTTTTCATAATCATTAGGATCACAAAGAGCAGGTAATCCGATTACGTTGTTGTCTACGTAGTAATGATGGTAATGAGCGTGTATTGTTATAACGTCTGGAGTATAACTAGCGTATTGTCTTAATTTATTCTCACCTTTAAATTGATGCCCGTGTATCACGTGATACTTTTGCTTTCCAGACACAATATCTAATTCGTCATAAACATTTGATAAACCTTTATATTTAGCGTTTATCATTTCGCTAGCAATATAACATAAATTAGGATTAGATACTCCGTAATTACCTTTCATACTATTTAATCTTATCTCGTCGTGATTACCTTTTAATATAGATACTTTTTTAATTCTCTTAATATCAATATTATTTAATATTAAATTACTAACGCCTAATACTTGCGCGATAATATCACTATCACCATTTAATATATCAGTAATTCTTAAGTTTCCCTGTACCAAATCACCCATTAAGATTAAGTGGATGTCTCCGCTCGTTTCATTATAAACACTATTAAATACTTTATTGATATATTCATTGTCTTTTTCGTTTCGGTAATGTAAATCACTTAAAAAAACATACGTTAATTTCTCACTCTTCAAAGTACTTTTAATCGGTTTAGTTTGTTCTAATTTAAAATCTTTTTTTAAGATATCACATACAACGCTACCTAAATAATCTGTTCGTCCCACACTCGTAAGTGTTCTATTTGTTTGTGCACGCACAACATTATTTTTAACTCGCGTTATTTGTGTGTCTATATTTAGTTTATCTTGATACGCTTTATCCAACTTAAATATCTTATTAAATTGTTTTGCGTACTCTATAAACTCTATCCACTCGCCTAACTCGTAATTAGAGTTAAACGCAATGTTTAATTGATCAACACAGTGTTTAATATTATCCGAGTTATTGTAAATGTGTAATAACGTTCCTAATTGCTCTTTACTTTTAATAATTTGTATCACTTTATTTACTCCCATAAATATTTTATACAATTATATTATAGCATAAAACGTTTATTTATGGACGTTTTTAATCATTCAATGAAGGCATTTGCTCTCTAAAAAAGTTTGCTACTTTTAAATCATAAAGTGCTTCACTTTCCAAAACTTTAACTTGACGCTTTACTGCTTGATAAATATTATCATTTTCCATTATCCATTTTGTCGCAACGTATCCACGCCCTTTTACATTTATAATTCCGACGTGTCCTTTTCGTTGTGATCCTAAAATTGCAAATGAAATATATTTATAATTTATTCCTGTGTATTTTTCTAAATCTTTTCCTTTCAAAAACATAGGTTTGCTTTCTAATATTTCTAAACATAAATTATAACATTGCTCTTCATTTTTTAACAATAGCGTTTCTTGTTCTTTCATTTTTCTAACTCCCATAACAAGTATAGTATCTCCTAATTATTTTGGCCCGACAATTTCATTATCAATCATATGGTTTAACCAATCAATCGTGATATCTAAATTTTCGTCCATTTCTTGTAATGGTTTTTGATAATAATCGTCGTCAATTTCTATATCACGTAAAGTTTCTAATAAATCTAATACTTGCTCGCACTTGTCATACAACAATTCTTTATCTACCATAATTACTCCATTTTCATTGCGTTTGCAATGTCTTCCATTTCTTTATCTAATTGTTCTGGTGTAATTTCGCTAACATCAATTGCTCCGTTTTTTTCTTTTAAATCGTTCAATGCTTTTGCGTAATCTTGCGGTTCACTTTCTTTTGTTAATCTATATGTTTTGGCAATTTCATTTGCATTTAAATTGTTTTCTTTCATATAATCTAATAATTCTTTTTTTTCAGGACAAACATTTTGTTGTACTACATTTTGTTTTTTATTTAGATTAAAATCAACGTCATTATCTACACTATCTAATGCAATACGTTGTTCGTTGTCTAGGATCATTGGATAGAATTTCATTCCTTTTCTAATAACCGTTTTTTTCACCATTTCTTCGTACCAATTGTTCCATGGTGAGAATTTACTATATTTACTATTCGCACTTTCACTACATTCTTTAACTTTATTTATTTCTTCTAAACTAGCAAAATAATAATCTTTGCTTCCATCGTCTAATGTAAAGATACTATAAGCACCAACTAATGCACCTTTTTCGTCTTTGCTAGCAAAAGGATTTTGTCTGTGTTCAACTACTTTCCCTTGTTCCACATGAAACGTTTCGTTCTCATAAACTAATTGTGCATCAATGCTTTTAACGTTTGTATGTTTTTTGATTAGCGCCATTAAAGTTTTGTAATCTAATACGCTTGTAATTTCTTTTCCATATGGTAAAAAATACGCTTGACGTTGAGATATATCAACACCTAATGTTATTAAATTTTTTAAGTAAATAGCAAATTTAACAGGATTTGCTTGTATTGCTGTTCCTAATTGTTTATTCTTTTTTGTTTCTTCATTTAAATAATATAAACTATTAGTTAATAATCTTTCATTGTCACTTTGCGCTTGTGGTTGGATAATGTTTATTGCTTCATTTTGTAATTGTAAAATTGTTTCGTTATTTGTTTTCACTAAATTATTCATTGTTCTCCTTAATAAAATTTATTTGATAATTGTCGTTCGTATCAATTGTTAATGATACTGTATATCCTTTTGGTTTATTCACAATTGCATAATCTAACAATTGCAATATTTTATACTCTACCTTCTTACTCACTTATAACACCGCTTTCGTCATTTACGAAACTATAAATGATATCAAATAAAATTGGGTATTCTTTTTTAATTTCTTTAATTTGTTTTGCGTATGCATTGTAATCTACTTTGCTTTTAAAGTCGTATTGATCCAAAAAGTACCATTTCGTTTTTTGTGTTAAATTATTTTTTAATACAAAATTTACGGTTAATCCAGCACCACGTCCATCATTAATCTTTTCTCTAAAATAAGTTTTTTGACGTGTTGTTAAAATGCTTTTATTTGCTGGTTTAATTAACACGCTAAACATTCTATTCGGGCGATATCTTTGTACTCCTAATTTAAATAATTCATTTCTTAATTCTTCATTTTCCATTTAAAACTCCTTAAATAATTCTCGTTCACTATCATAATAATCAATAAACGCTTTACCTAAAACGTAAGCGTCTGCTAAATTGTCGTTATCATATCCGCTCAATTCCATTGCTTTTTCTTTGTAACTTTCACCACGTCTATTTTTTAAAACTCTTGAACGTGCCGAGTTTTCATTTACATATAAAACATTAAAATTCATTGTTGATGCGATACCGTGTACTATTCCACTTAATCTACTTAACTTATCAATTGTGTTGTAATTCAATGCTCCACTCATTTTCGGTAGCATGACATAAAAATCAACGTCTTTATAATTATATTGTTTTTTAATTTTTAAAAATATTAACTCTAATTTATTAGCAAAAATCTCGGGGTCAAAAGCACCACGTCGTTTTAATAATTTGCCTTTCGCGTTATAAATTAATCCTTTTGCGTCTATTAAATCTTCATTAACATTTTTTTCATTTTTAAAAAGTACAAGTCCAGTTTCTGTAGTACTCGGATCAATTGCTATTATTATTTTTTCAATTTGCTCCATTCTTACTCCTTAATTTCCACTACACTAACTCCAACTACTTTACTATTTCCTAAATGCTTAAAGTCGTTATTTCTATTCGTTAACCACAACTCCACAATTGAATTGTCGTGTGTTGTATAACACTTATTCGTTGTGTGTCTATCACTTTTAATGTCAACAACTTTAACAGTAAAAGTTTGGTTATCGCTTGTCGTGATAGTGTAGTAATTGTTTTTTGTATATTTTGTTCCCATAGCAACATATATCGCATTTGTTCCTTGTTCTCTAACATAACCTTTTGCATCAATATAAAAATCATTTAATTTAAAATTATTTAAATTTATATTATCAATGTTTGTATACGTTAAGAATTTGTTATCGCTACAAATTATGTTTGGTTGTTCAGGTTCGTTTGTGATCCTGAGCGGTTCAGGTTCTACTTTTAAATCTAAAACATAATCATTTGTTTTTTCATTATCTATTTTTAAATAATAATTATCAATTGGTGCTATAAATAATGTCCCAACTAATAATGTAATTTGTTTAAGTCGCATAATGCTCCTTTAATTTAAAATGGTAAATCGTCTTCATTTATGTTATCTAAGTTCATAAAATCATTTATTAATTCTTTATCTTTTTCATTTGGCATTGCTCCCCAACTATTTAATTTGTCTGTTTTATTTTCATTTGCTATTTGTAAACGTTGTACACTTTGACAACTTACGTTTGTGTACCACGTTCCGTCTTTTTCAGTAATTTCAATACTACCGACAACACCTACTAAATCGCCTTTATTAACATATTTTGCTAGATACTCCGCCGTATTTCTATACGCTTTACAATTTATAAAATCGGCGTCATAATCTCCATTAGCATTTTTATAATTACGATTAACGGCAATTGTGAAATAACATACGCTCTTTTCACCATTATAATATTTTAATTCAACGTCCTTAGTTAGACGTCCTGTTAATACTACATTATTTATCATTGTTCCCCCCAAAGTATTTTTTATACATAATTTCATTTTGTTTATTTTTTTGTCGTTCATATTCATTTTTTGTTTTAAAATTGTCAATTGCTGGTAATAATAAAATTACTAATGCAATTGTTCCTAAACTAAACATAATAATTTTTTTCATTAATTCTTTTTTATTCATTTTTACTCCTAATTGTTTTTTAATTTATTCGCTCCAAAAACATAATCGTTTGCTCGGGCATTTCATTTTCTAATTTTTCAATTTTAATTGTATCAGTACATAGAATAATATTATCCTTGATATCTAAATCAAAACACGCACCAACTTTTGATAAGTGATAACTTAATTTTTTGTTATATTCTCGCACCAACTCTTTATTTTTTTTCAGTGATTTTGACAAAACCTTTTGCCCCTTTTCTTTTTTTATTTTCTACAATAACAATTTTTTTGTTTATTAAATCCATTAATTGATGCGGTGGTATCTCACTATTTAAAATATAATTTGTGTATTCCTTATCTTGTTTTGGATCAACTCGCGTTATTGTTGCATAATCATTTGAAATACTCTTAACGTTATATTCACTCATTAGTTCAAATAATTGTTCGCGTTTTTGTTTGAGTTGTTCTTCAATTTTTTTAAATTCTAAAAACTCTCTTGATATATCAAGTGCATATTCTGTATACTCTTGTGGTAATTGATTAATCTCAATTGTTCCGAGTAATGCAATTTCATTAACTAAATTTGTAAACTCAATACAATTGTTTTCAATTTCTTTTTTTTCTTTTGTTAAAACTTTTTTTAATTCCAGATAATCAAATTCATTATTATTTAATTTATCTAGAATGATTTGTTCTAATTCTTCAAGTTCATTATTCTTAAATAATTCTAACATTTCATCAGTTCTTTCTAATGCAATGATAAATGCTTTTGAATTCTTAACTAATTTTTGATAAAAGCGCACTTGTGCTTCATACACGTTTTGATTTTTTTCAAAATCGCTAGTTGTTTTAATTTCTAAAATAGTGTTTAATTTTTTATCGTACCCGTCAACGTTTCCCCTTAACTCTAAACTATCTTCTACTTTCTCAAAGAATGTATCTTCTTGAAAATTAACATTATACGTTTCGTTAAGATAGTTTCTTATTATCGGTTCAGCAAATTGTCCATAGCGAGTATAAACGTTTCCTGAGAATGTATTCTCAATTATTCCCGCTTTCTCTCCTGCCAATTCATTAACTTTTTTATATTTAGAAATTCCTGTAATAATCGGGTAATCGCTACCACCGATATACTTATCACGATTTAATTCTACATTGTTATTCATAATATCAACTCCTTTTATTTTTTAAATCATAATTATTATATCATAATAATACGTTTAATATAATTATTTTTTAATATATTATTTTAAAGTATTATATTATATAATATATTATATTATTTTATATATATATATAAATATATATATATATTATTAGTATATATTATTCTTTATAAACGTTTATATTATATATTAATTAAGGACAAAATGTGTATAATGTGAATTTACATTTTATGTTATCTTCAAAACTCTTTATTTTTAGACGTTTTAAGGTATTTTAAAAAATCACATTTATTTTTATTACCATTAAATAAAAAATCACATTTTCACATTTTTAAAAAATAATCTATCATAATTTTTAAATAATGTTTAGTTAAAAAAACGTTATCACCCACCCAAAATACAAAATTCTCGTCGGGTGTTAAATCTCTTTTAAATTTCCAGTCTTCGCACACAAAACAAGTATCATAAAAATTAGGTAATATATTTAAATAACAATTTTTTTGCATCAACTCAAAATTAATTTTTTTTATAAACATTTTAACGTATGCTTTTTGTAATTCTTTAATTGTGTTGTCTGTACCAAAATTAAAAATTGTTTGTTCCATTATTCTCCTAAAATTCCTTGCCAATGCTCTAAATCATTTTGTAATTTTTCAAAATCTAAATCTTGCTCTTGTGATCCTAATGCGTCTAATTTTTTTTGTAACTTTAAATATTTACAAAATCCGATAACTAATTTAATTAATTCTAAAATTAAAATTATCAGTAATGCTCCACTGAAAGCAAGAGCTCCAATAATTAATCCAATTGTTAATAATTCTAAAAACATAATTCTCCTTTTTAATTTAAAATTAAAATTGCCAATATAATTTTTCAATAATTTGTTCAATTACATTTTTATCATAATTTGGTAAAACGTATGCTTCAATTTTATTTTTTAAAATTTCATCAATTTGATTTTCGTGTTCTTTGTCGAATAAAATAATTTTATCCAAATCGTATCGCACTATTCCTAAGTCTAATTCGTCATTGTAATGCACAGTAATTGTGTTCGCATTCTCAACAATTAAATTTCTAAATTTATCGTATTGATAATTGTCACTATTGGTTAAATAATTTACTTTATCTATTTTTGTTTTTAAATCATAATTAAATTCAATCCAATTCAATTTGTCTGTATATATAATTTCGTCGTAACATTCAATATCATTAATTAATTCAATTTCTCCATTTTCCATTTTTTCAATTAATTCATTTGCTTTATCTTCATTTAAAAATAAATCAGTAATGTTGTAATCATAACCTGTGTTTTCATTTTCTAATTTTGTAATTTGTTCAATAATATTTTTCATATCTTCTCCTAATAATAATTTTTTTTGTTAGTGATCCAAAAGGATTACTACATATATATTATACCACTATTTTTTATTTTGTGTGTAAATATTTAAAAAATTTTTTTAGGATCACAAAACTAATACTTTTAAGCTCTTTATTTTAGTTGTGTTCCCATTAAGTATAATACATATATATTATAACATATTTTTTTATTGTGTGTAAAAAATTTACATTATTTTTTAAAATAAAAAAAATAGAGCGTAATGCTCTATTCAGTAGTTCGAAAAAATATAAAAAATAAGAGTTGATAAAAAATTGAACTAGAATTGTGGTAATCCATTACCACGTTTTTATTATAACAAAATTATATGCTCGTGCCAACTTTAATTATAATTCTTCGTACCACAATTGTATCGCTTCCATTCGCAATGATTGTCCGCTTGTTCCTAAACTAATCACTCCATCTAAATTATACCAATTACCCCAACTGCGGTCTTGAATGTGCACTTTTCCAGTTAATGGTAATTCGTTGTCTATCGGCTCAATAACTAATGCTTCTAATCGTCTACTTTCGCCAACCGTTCCAATAATAGTGTTAGCGTCTATATCTTTATATTCTACCCAACCGATACGTTCAATATGTGCTTTAACGTTTGCTTTAAATGGCAGGTCTAATTGTAATGCTTCCATACGTAATCCACGTTCCGTTGTTCCAGCAATTTCTCCACCATTAACCCAATTTTGCCATCCAATATTTTGAACATGCGCACGATATTTAATTTGGTCGTTGTAATTTAATTTAGTCGGTTCGGGTTCGGGCGTAGGTTCTTGACGTCCGTCTAACATTGCGTGATCCTTAACACGTAATACACCTAGCACGCCATCGTAATTGTGATAAATTTCACGCACATAATTACTACCCCAATTTTGGTCTAAACTCGTAAAATGATTTATATCACCACTAAGTCCAATAGCGACGTGTCCGTAAGGATTACCTGACATTACGCCCCATACAACAATATCCCCACGTTCAACAACTAACTCGCGAGTGTTCGGTACTTTATAAAAATAATCTGAAACGTTAGCACGATTTAAAATGTTCCAATAATCTTTGGCGTTACCCCATGCTCCGGGTTTAATTCCAAAACACCAATCAAGATATACCTTCGCTAAGTCTACACACTGATATCCGTATAACCCGTCATAGTCTAACGATTTACCGTTTACGCCTTGATAAAATTCATTAAAAGTCATTTATTAACTCCTTTCATTCCTTAATCGCTTGTATTTAGCGTTATAAGCGTATTTATACGCACGATAATACCTTTCTAGTATAAATATACCAAAACATATTAAAGTGCGTTAAAACGCTTCTCATTAAGAATTATATTATTTAGTATATTTTAATAAATCTTTTAATTCTTTCCATAATTCTTGTAATTTGATTTTAACGTCTAGTAAATCTTGTTTAAATTCACCGTTTAGCATTAAGACGTTCTTTAAAAGACGTCCGATTGCTTTAAATAATTTCTTAATTAATTTCCACATTATGATCCTTTCCGTTTATTTTAATTTCAATGCAAAACTCAAAACAAAAATTATAGTACTAATAGCAATTACAATTCCATAAACGCGAAGTTCTAAGCGTTTTAATTTATCATTAAAAATGCGCTCATTTTTTAACATTTGTTTTTTTATCTCGTCGTTTTGCTTTTCTATGTCTGTGCGTAAGTTTTTCTCGATTTGTTGTGACGTCAATTCTAATTTCAATGTAATCGTTTCGGTTAAGCTATCAAGTTTAGCGTTTATTTTCGTTAAATCTATTTCGTATTTGTTGTTATCGTTCATTATGATTTAACCACCATTTTTATGCCGATTAAACGGTTCGGTTTGTAAGACGTGTAATTTATATTACTTCCGATTTGTACCCTATAAGCTGTTATTGACGCCGTACAACTTGTCGTATTTAATCCGCTTAATTTTAATCTCATCAACGTATTAGTTATATCCCCGTTTGTTTCTGTAAAGAATGTATCGCCAAACGTATACGTCGTTTCATTTGCTGTGTTTTGTTTATGATAAATCGGGTGTTGATAATTTACATAACTTATTTTATCATAATGAGATACAATTATAAAATCATAATCATTAGGATTAAAACGTACGCTTCCGTTTGATAAATTTCCTAAGTCTTCGTATTTATAATCAATGTTAAGATTTCTAATTTCTTGTTTCGTATAATAATTTGATAAGTCTACTGATCCACTCGGCGTAATCGGTAGAGTGTAATCATTAGATTTAACACCGTTAATTTCAAAATGAACCTTGTTTCCACTACCGCCTAATTCTATATTTTTAATAATATCACTATAACGATAATCTTCAATTACATTAGTACCGTCAACTTTGTAAATTGAATATTTCTTAATGCTTCCATTATCTACGTTTTGGCGAGTGCTTTCTTTTGTTATCGATACGTTTCCAATTCCCGCGTTTCCGCTTTCAGATAATGAAACGTTAATAGTAATGTATCCACTACCGCTAATATTAGTAGCGTCTACTTGGAATGGTGAACCGAATATAATCCCGTATCCGCTTTCAATATTTCCGTTTGCATAATTCATTCCGTCCACACGATTAGCACACGCCGATTTCAATGCTCGCGCGTGTTCGTTTTGGTCGTATGGTCGTTCGTTTGTAAAGTCTACATTATTTGCCATTGTTTATCCTTTCTTTTAATTTTATTTATTTTTTATTTTCGTTTGTTGTTTTTGATATAGGTCCTTCATTAAAAAATACGTTCGTACGTTGCGTCATATTTTCTATTGAAAACTCTAAATATCCGTTGTCGTGATTACTCGCTAATTTAATACTATCAATTTGAAACGCAACATTTAATTCAGGTAACGGAAAATTATAACAACAAATTATATCTCCGGGCGTAAAGAACAATAACGGTATTTCCGCCAATTCTATTTTGCATGAAACGTCAACTCGTTTTGATTTTTCTCCCATAATTTGATATGCTTTGGTTACTAATGGTGTTAATGGATAATTACCTTCTCCCGCCGCCGCATTAGTTTCAATCGCTCCGTCTGACGTAAACAATTGATAACGTCCACGGTCTCTATTGTAATTGTAATAATATGTATCTTTACTACTTGATTTAACGCATTGATTATCTATTTTATCCAATACGTCAAAATTAATTTCAATATCGCTAATTAAGTTATTCGCATTTACTTTATAGTCTAATTTGATAGGTCGTTGTTTGTAGTAATCGACAATTATTTTTTTTTGTGCCGTAATATAAGCGTGTACTTTTGGTTGATTTGTATTGTGTTCGCTATCTATTCCGTATGTCCACAAGTTGCAATATTTCTTACGCATTTCTGCTAACGTCATCGGGTCTTCTATAAAATGTGGTAATCCTTGATTTTTTAATTGTGGTTGAAAGTCTTGCAAAAGTGGCATTTGTCTACTTTCTATTTTCCGTTGTCCTGCTCCTTTGCTTGGTTCTATTCCTTCAAAAATAGCACGACGATAACATTCACGGAATACGTCGTTAACATTTTCATTTAAAGTCCAACGCAATTTGTCAAAGTCGTTGTCGTCTAAATTATCAGTTAAAACATTGTGTGGAATTAAACGACGCTCTTCAACGAAACCTTTCCAGTCGGACGCTTGTATCGCAACACTAAACTCATTTTCTCCATTGTATTGTTCGTCGTATCCACTCATAAAATATAACTCTACTTGTTGATAGTCGCCTTGCGCATTTATTAACAACATTTCAAAAACAAAAGTATATTTTTGTGAGTAATATTTTTTTATCTTTTGATAATCGTCATAATTTTTAAAATCAATTGTTAACTCGTCTCCATCTTTATGCGATTTAGTTAATTCAATGTTAACATCGCTTGCTTTAATAAAAGGTAAGTCGCTAAACTCAATTAATTTACCAATTTGGTTGTCTACATAATAAACGTTAAATAGTTTTTGTTCTGGATCAATTTCATATTTTCCATAAAACATTTTACTCCTTAAAATATTGCCGTGTAATTGTTAAAGTATTCAATTGAGAATATTTTCTCGTTATCAATATCTTGATACCCGTCATACGTAATGATAAACTCGTTTTTTCCGGATTGAAGCCAAGGGAATACTTTATTTGTTTGTTGTATTCTATCTTCGCCTTTATCATTGACAACAGTTTTGGTGATAGGGTCAATAATGAAATACTTATCGTTCGGTTGTGGATTTATTTCCATTGTTTGTCCGGTTAGTTTATTTTCAATTGTAATCTTACCACGAATTGTTGTTGCTTGATTTCCTACTTTAATTTTAATAACTGTTGCGTCATTAACTGTATCTACTACTAAACGCAATTGATTAGGTTTGACATTGCTTGGTTGTTTTTTGTGAAGTGGAATGTATTTTAATTTTTTGATAATGTATCCATTATGTTTATGGTCGCTATTGTCGTTGACATATTTTGTTGCTGTTTTGATAACTGGTTCTGTGTCGTGCCAATAAATACCGTCGCCATCATAAGCGCTTATCATTTGTATTGTTCCGTTTTCCGTGCTCGTTTCTTCGCTCGGGTAAAAGTCTTGCGTAAACATTGCATTATTAGTATATACGTTAATTGTTAGTGGTGTGTTTTTACTCATTAATACTGAATTTAAAAAGTTAGCACTTGAACCATCTTTAAGGTTTCCATACGTCGCATTGATAAAATTCCATTGAACTGTTTTATTCTCAAAATTATTAGTTTTAAAAACTTGCCCGTTAACCGCTATACCGTTACGCGTCCAACTTACAATTTTATTGTTATCATAAAATCCTGAGTAATTAACTAAAATATAGCGTTGTACTTCTTCTTCTAAACGTTCGTCATTTACAAATTTACCGTAATTTTGCGGAAGTAAAGTCCAACCTTGATAATTCAAGCGTTGCCATGCCGGAAGATCACAAAATTGAGCGGTACGTCCATTTAGTTTATTTACTATTTCTATTATCATATTTCGTGCCTTCCTTTCTAACGTAACATATTATTATTAAATCCGTAACCTTGCCCGCCGTCAACAATTGCTTTTTGATTAGCAATAAATGATAAATTCGGGTCTGCTTTGGTATAAATATTGTAATTAATGTTTTGAATTTTATTTATAGAACCGTAGTTTCCGTCCGGATTATTTGTTAAATTAAAATTTGGTTGAAGTGCTTCTAAATCACGTAAACTTAAACCGAACCAACCTTTTACCGTGTCGCCTATCCAACTACCCCAACTTTTAATTGTGTCACCAACTTTACTGGGGATATCTTTGAACCAATTAATTATTGGTTGTAAACAGTTGTCATTTAACCATTGTCCAATATTTTTAAGCGCACCAAATAACATATTTAATAAATCTAGTCCTTTGAACCAATCCCATAAACCGTTAAATGCGTCCTTACACCATTGTGCCGCTTGGTTGAACCATTCCCAAAACTTGTCGGGTAAACTTGCGAACCAGTCACAAAGAGATTGCCATACTCCCCACAACCAGTCGGTAATTGCTCCCCAGTTTTGGATTATTGCAATAACACCCCATACAACTAGAATTATTGCCGCTATCGCTGCCACAATTAAAAGTGCTATAACTTCTATCGGTGCCATTGCTAGACTAACCGCACCCGACAAAACCGCCCAAACTCCTGTTAAAACATTGATTGTAGTTTGAACCGCAGTTAATGCAAACATTGCTATTTTCATTGCTGCCCATAATCCGGTAATTATTCCAATAGTAATCGCAACAGCTTCTAACGCCGGTTTCCATTGGTCAATTGTGTTTTTCATTTCTTGTATTTTGTCAGTTTGCACTTGTTGGTCGCTCAAGCCTTGAAGTTGTCCTTTTAAATTATCTACTTCGTCACCCGTAGTAATTCCTTGGTCTGCTAATGCTTGAAGTTTAGCGTTTGTTTCATCTATCTTTTGTTGAGTATTAGCGCTTGATTGTGCTAATTGGTCGTCGCTCATTGTAATAGCACTTACGAACTCAGCAACTTTAGTTGTAATATCAGCAAACACCGGAACTAATCCCGTACCAATAGCAACTTTCAAGTTTTCCATATTTGCTTCTAATTGTTTTTGTGAGTTTGCTAATCCGTCACTAGTACGTGCGAAGTCACCTTGAATAAATCCGGTTTGTTGCATAATGTATTGATAACGTGCGATTGCTTTCTCGCCGGCGGTCATTGATGCCCACGCTTTACCTTGGTTTTTCGTGAACTCAGCCATTGTCGTTTCATTTGCTACGATACCAAACTCTTTAAGTGCTTCGGTTTCTCCGGTTAAAGCACCTTTTAAAGCCGTCATTGCTTGTTCTGTAGATTTGTTATAGAATGAACCTAAGTCGGTTGCTAATCCAGTTAAGTTTTCAGACATTGTCATTAATTGGTCGTTTGGAATATCCATTGCTTTACCTATCGCACCAAATAACGAGATACTTTCAAGATATTGGTTTTTACTCATACCCATGGCCGTTGCCATTGATCCTGACATATCAATAAAGCGTTGTCCGGCGTCACCAAATACGGCAAGCGTTTTATTCATGTTTTCGTCAAAGTCCGACGCAGCACTTACACTGTCTTTTGCGAACCCCGCAAATGCTTGCGCTCCTTTTTGCAATGCACCAATAACACTATTCATAATTGAAGCGCTTATTCCAATTTTAGCACCGAACGAAGCAATACTTCCTTTTGCACCTTCCGCACCTTGCGCCAATTTATCAAAAGATGCTTTACCGTTAGCACCAACTCCGCTAACTTTACTATTTAGATTTTTAATTTCGTTGATACCACTTTTAATGCTTGTAGTATCCGCAACGTATTTAATCGTTACTGTTTGTATTGTTGACATTCGCCCCCTTTCTTTCTCTTAATCTATTCATTACCATTTGTTGTACTGCTACATTTTCATATTTAAATTTACTGTCTAAATTTTCTAAATTGTTTTTGTGATCTCTACGTTGTATATATTCCTTAATCTCGGGCGTCATATAATTCTTCGCCCATTTCTTAGTTTCTTTGTCAATCCCTTTTGGATTTTCAATTAAGATAGTACGTGCTTTGCATAATTCTTTGAAATTATTTTCAAGCGCAACCATTTTTAATTGGAATGAATAAAAATCTAATGTTTCGTAATCTTCCCAAAAGCAATTGCCATAACATTTTTCATATTCAGGATATATAAAATCGTAATCGTTGTTTATATCAAAAATGGCGGGTTTAGTAATATCTAC